GGCCTATCAGACACCAGATCACGGAATTCCACCGTGAAAATACAAAAGCTTGGTTAGCTGCTACATTTCTGTAGCCTTTAGGGGCATGACCTTCTCAAAGGTCACGAAACTAAAGGGTGGCTAGTCATTCACTAGCCAGAGCATTCTCCAAGCCAAAGGGATCTATAAATAGAATCCGCGCCTACGCCATTAAATATGGCGTTCCCGTACGTAGAGCTCCAACAAGAGCTTTTCCGTACTACCTTACGGTACTTAGTAGCTTGGCGGTAAGCCATACTACTATCACGTAAGCTTCCACTTATTCCAGAGAATAAGACACCAGCAGCATTATATCTAAGGAGTTTTCTAATCTTCTTAGAGCTACTAGAGTTTTTAGACTCTTGGAATGACTCAGGACTATCAAACTTAATTGATGAAACATGGCTTGCATATGCTGTATAAGCGTATGAAAACGTGTTTTTGTCAAAGTAAATCTGTTTAGTCTTTTTCGCGTAATCGAAAGTACTATATATACCAGCATCACATGCTTCATGGCATGGGACACATGGTATATTATTCTTTCGAGCTATTTTTCGAAGATAGCCCAGCGTGGATGCTAATGGTATAGCATTCCGTGCCGACCAAGCGACGAGCCTGTTGTAGGCGGAAGCAATGTCTTGATTAGATGAGAGATCCCGTATGTATACGGGTTCGCATCTATGGCCATGATAATAATCATGACCACAAGACTCACGAAAATAGCCACTATTAAAACTCTTTTTATCATTTGGTACGAAACCAAGGATTTTAAGGAGTCTGATGACAAAATCGTAAGCCTTACTAAGGCAGACGATATCATCTCCAAAAACTGTGAAGTTCGGTAACGAACTAAGTCCTTTATCAAGCTTAATATCTAAGATATTATAGCTTGCATGGACAACACAGCTGAATAATAGTGTCTGTAAGGGAAACGTGAATGCGTTCCCCATACTCGAAACCATGTGCAGTTCCCGTACACTACCGTCAGGTAATGTAACAGAGGGAGACCTATAGCGAATCAAGAAATTTAAGATTTCAAGAGGAAGGACCTTTTTACAAAGTCCCATGCTAATAGAGTCAGAAGCTGATGCTAGATCTATAGTGGAATAACTTCCATCTACAGATCCAATTTGAGCTAATCTGCGGTTTATGTCCTGTTGCGAGCTATAGGCTACTCCATCGATGACTCTAAAATCAGAGAAATCAATGTTGTATTCTTTTCTCAAACAGGTTTCTAAACCATATCGAACACCCTGTTGAAATAAAACATTAACAGATGGTTCAATACAAATGGTTCGACTAATCGTGTCGTTCTTAGGAACAAACGCGAGTTTATTACCTTGTACAACATAATCCTGCATGTAAGGGTCGCGGTTATCAATCGCTTCCTTTAGCAAAGGATTATCGCAGGATATCCTCTTGAAATAATCCAAGAGGCAACTGCTAGTTGCTGTTAAAGGAGAAGATGCTAGCTTAGAATATTCGCTAGTATCAAGAGCTCCAATAGCAGAACCGGGTCCCACTCTCATATTAAGAGAGACAGATGACTCGGAAACATACTTGAGACCATAATATTCATGAACTAGAGCCTTGCGCAAGCAAGACTTAAATTCACCGAATAGAAGGGAATCAAGCTCTGTTTCTAGAGTTAATTCCCATTCCTCGCAACGTTGGTTGAAGGATAGGAATTTGTCCAAAGCTGCGGAGTCGCAAGCGTCGCTTCTGGAACTGAAATATTTCTTGTTCCAAAGGCGTAGCATGCGATCTGCCGTAAAGCTGGGGACACTCTGATTAACTTCTGGCAACTCACCCCGCTGGTCAGAATTAAATTCTGGTCGGTGGATGAATTCAGAAGATAAAGGGAGTAAATCGGTGTACAAGTGAGAGTAAAGAGCAACAGGACAAGCATCCATATGGCAAACTCCTTAAAATAGTTAATCATTGGTTACTCCTTAGAGGAGGCCCGTGATTAAAGTGTCTCCTAAGCCAGCAGAAATTTGGCTAAGAGCACCTACAAAAGCTGAGATAGCGGCACGAACATTGTTCGCATCGTAAGTATCAGCTCCAGCCGGTACATTAATCGAGCAATCGATTAAAAGTACATTGGGTGGTTGATTAACCGCCGGGATAACACCCTTGCGTATAATCAGTTTGTAGCTATTTTTAGGAATAGCCCGGATGATCCCCGTAGTTGGGTTTGGTTGACCAACAAGTTTAAAGACTTTCGGTCGAACAAACGTCAGCGTAAATGGGGATGCAACGGAATGGCCTGTAACATTCGCCTGTGTACCACCGACGCTAGTGACAGCAAATTGCTTCCCGTTTGTATCGGGGGCATTGTCACTAACGATGTAGTATACAGGGGATGTAAAGCCAGTCTGTGCTGCACCTGTTATAGGTGTGGTTAAGGAGATCGTCATGGTAAGGGGTACTCCCTTGGGCAATTAAAGGTATGGTCTCTTCTTCATTTGAGATAGTAGGGCGGCC